GAAACATTTGCATCCTTTGAATTTGGTAAAGCACAAATTTTGCTAGAAAAATATGTATAGTATATTTGTCTAAAATAAGGTATGTTAGCATACCACAAATTAATTGCTCAATTCCTTGTACTTCTGTAAAATCCATAAATTTAATAAAAGATTATAGTAATAATGAAACTACTTTAGTCAATAATATTAATCAAAACTTAGGTTCATAATTCAAAAAGATTTATTCGGTTATTCGATTGGTTCAACAGGTTTGTAATATTTATTATAAAAACATGTGTATTGTTCAGTAAGTTTTACACCACTATATTCTTCATTAAATGTAATAACAATTCGTATTTGTTGATAATTATAATAACTTTTATCTAAATTTATTAGCATTACATTATTATCAAAATCAAATGTAAAATCTGTTATATTTGTTTTAAGACCAAAATTATTTACATGAACTACTTTTATACTATTTGTATAAATCTGTTGACAATCAAAAATACCTGTTAAAATTAGTGTATTTTCATCTGATTTAGGACTTTTATCTATAAGAGTACTAATTTTAGAATTGTATACATTTTTTAGTTTATAATCAGGGTCAGGTTTTGGTACTGATCTTTGCGGGTGATTGGCATTAAAATTTCTAATCCAATTTGCCATTAGCATGTTTGGCATGGAATCATTATTAGGCATTTACTTATATTATATAGAATATATAATATAAGTAAATTACAAACAAATTATTCTAAATTAATATAATAGAAATGTCTGATTTTCCATATAGTCTAACTATACCATATGTTCAAACAAATCCTATAACACAACAATCTAGAACAGATTCTGAAGACGAAGAAATATATGATTTTTATTATTATTTTAATACACCTGGTCAGTTTGGTCTTTCAGTACCAATTCAAGATGTTTCTTTTAATTATATAGTAGGTGGAGGTGGTGGAAGAGGTGGATTTTGTGGCAGTGATACAGAATACACAATAATACCACAAAATGGCGGCGGTGGCGGCGGTAGTGGAGGTGAAGTTTTAACAGGTACTATTGAACAAACACAAAATGGAGGTTGTCTTTTTATTCAAATAGATGTGGGTGGTATTGGTGAACAAACACAAGTAGAATTTATAGATCAAAATAATAATGTAGTAAAATCTATCATTGCAAGACCAGGTATAAATGGTGGTAATGGTGAGGCTTTTTTAGGGTATGCAACAGAAAACATAAATGGTGGGGTTAATGAATATACACGAATTGGAGGTAACGGAGCTAGTGGTTATAATGGTACATTTGGTTCAGGAGGACAAACAGCTTACCAAGATCTACCAGCTTTTGGTGATACTAGTAATTATTCAGCTTGTGTAAAAGGAGGTGATGGTACTGGAAGTAGTGGTGGTGGTGGTGGTCCAGCAAGTTGGGTTAATGGAAAAGCTGGAATACCAGGTGGCTCAGGTGGTCCAGGTACACCAGTAGATTTTAACGATGGTACTGGGAGTGGTAATTTTTGTCCAGGCGGTTCAGGTGGTGTAGGTTGTTCTTATGGTGGTATAAATTCAGATGGTACGTATAATACAATTTCAGCTGAAAATGGAGATGCTGGTAGTGAAGGAGCAGTGCTTATTTATTTTTATAGTAAAGACCCTTGGAATGCATTCTCATATTATCCATATTTACCTGAAACAACCACCAATGTTAATAGTAAATCTTCTGAAGGTTTTATTAAACTATATACTGCAGAAGTAGAAGGTAGTCAATCTGTTGCCTCAATTAATCTAAACGTTACGGCAAAGGCATCTATAGGTCTTAAAATATATGTTCCTTCAGACACTATTGAATTAACAACAACTACATCATATAAACAATTATTAACTCAATATGTAGAATTTCAAGTGGCAGAAATAGTGTTTAACTTTGTAATTGGTGGTGTTAATTACACAATAGTAGCAGAGATATTTAAAGTACCAACTAAATTAGATATTGTAAATAATATAATCGAAAGTTATATACCTTTGCCTTCTATAGAAATCCCATATTATTTATATAAAATTAAAATCGCCGTATTTAAAATCTCTATGACATTAAATTTAGATGCAACACCGGATTTTTCTGATATGTGGTTAAATATAGGAGTTGTTTCTGTAATAGAAATATTACCAGTAGACCTAGGTATTGTTCAATCAGCAGCTTTAACAATCACATTATTTGAAATGACCATTTATACTTACGACATGATATATGTATAATTATTGCACCATTTTAATAAGAAAAATTGAAAGCTTTTAACATTTATAAATAATAACATATAAATGTTAAAATATGTCAAGTGACCAGGTTGATGAATAAGTTTTATATATTAGAAAAATAATATAAATAATTAGTTGTGTATTACAACATGGATAACAACACAGAAGATATGAAAATAAATCCTATTATAGAAATAAAAGAAATAAAAGAAGAAATAAAAGAAGAAATAAAAGAAGAAATAAAAGAAGAAAAAATTACATATACTACTATAAATTCAACACCTATTATAAAAAAGTATGCAAAAGAGAATATAGCTACATGTAGTTTTGGTGATAAATTTGACTATAATGATCCCTGGCAAAGGTATCAATTTCGTTAATAAGTCGCCCAAATAAGTCGCCAAATTAGTCGCCCAAATTGTCGTCTAATTTATGCTCATATTTTAAGCAATAAAAGTTCTTTAAGTAGCCTTTTCGATTTATTATTTGAAAGTTCTTTAAATAGGCTTTTTGATTTATTATTTGAAAGTTCTTTAAATAGGCTTTTTGATTTATTATTTGAAAGTTCTTTAAGTAGCTTTTTTGATTTATTATTTGAAAGTTCTTTAAATAGGCTTTTTGATTTATTATTTAAAAGTTCTTTAAGTAGCCTTTTCGATTTATTATTTTAAAGTTCTTTAAGTAGCTTTTTTGATTTATTATTTAAAAACCTTGATTTTTTCTTTGAGAAAGTATTTTCGGATTTTCATTTTTGGACATTTTTTTTGTCCATTTTTGAAAACCTAAAATACTTTTGTAAAAAAAGGGTACTTGTGACCATATTTAAAAATTATCGTGTGGTGACAGAAAAAATAATTAAAAATTTGTTACGATAATTTTTAATTATTTTTGCGATTAAAGAGAGCAGAATTTTTCTGTCACCTATATATGGAAACTTTAGGTGATGTTTTTCTGCCAAAATTCTGCCAAAAATTTTATTGTGAAAAATGTGACTATAATACGTGTAAAAAGAGCAGTTATAATACACATATATTGTCTACAAAACATAAAAAAAGAGCAATTGGTGACGCAGAAGGTGACGTTGGTGACGCAAATTCTGCCCAAATTCTGCCAATTATAAAAAAATACAAATGTGATATTTGTAATAAAAAATACATGTCTAGAAATGGTTTATGGAAACACAAACAAAAATGTTTTGAATACGATGAAAGCGAAGAAAGTGAATATAAAACATCTGAGCCAACCGAAAAAGAATTAATCCTTATGTTAATCAAGCAAAATACTCAATTAATCGAACAAAATGCGTCTCTAGTTAAAAATGGTGTCAACAATTCATATTCTCACAACAATAATTCTAATAACAAAACCTTTAATTTGCAAGTGTTTTTAAATGAAACATGTAAAGATGCAATGAATATAACAGATTTTGTCAATTCTATACAATTACAATTATCTGATTTGGAAAAAGTTAGTGAAATAGGATATACACAAGGTATTTCAAATATTATTATAAATAATTTGAATGAATTAGATGTGACACAAAGACCAGTTCATTGTGCTGATAAAAAGAGAGAAGTAATATACATAAAAGATGAAGATAAGTGGGAAAAGGAAAATGAAGATAAATTGAAAATGAGAAAAGCCATACGTCGTGTAGCTGATAAAAATAGTGATTTACTACAAAAGTTTCAACAATTACATCCAGATTGCATGCAATATCATTCCAAATATGGTGACAAATATAACAAGATGATGTATGAGGCTTATGGTGGAAAAGGTGATAATTATACTGAAAAAGAGAATAAAATTATCCGAAATATTGCCAAAAATGTGGTCATTGATAAAGAACAAACTACCTAGAATATTTTTATTAGCTTATTTATTGCTAATGCAAGCTAATAGAAATATGCAAAATATTCCTTCAAATTATAATTGCGAAATTTACACTATATATGCTATAAAAATAATGAAAATTCAATAATTAATTTGCATTGAAACATAAAATGCTAATAAAATGCTAATGAAAGCTAATAAAAAAAATGAAATGTTTTACAATAATAACAGATATGGTATATTGTAATAAGAAATGTCCACGAATAATGCAGTTATTATTGAGGAAGAAAATATGATTGATATCACAAAGGTCCCAAATATCATTCATATTGGAAATATAGTTGAAAAAACCACAAACTCCAAAGGAAAATGGAAACTTGAATATGTATGTGACAAAGAAATTCAAAAGAAAGAAAATGGCAGAATATATTTTATTATTATAGATGATAAAATATATAAAATAGGTTCTTCTGAATGTAAGGGTGGTATTAAAAATACATTTGCTTTCTACGAAGGCGGATTAGGTGGTTCACCATCAATTAGAACCTTTGGTATACATTTATTAATTCAAGAGCATTTAAATCTCGGTAAAATTATAAAAATTTACGCGTTATTTATTGAACCTATTAAAGTAATAATACCAGGTTTATTATCTTCTGTTGAAAAAATCACTTATCCTCAAATAAAAGAAATGGAAGATTTATGTCGTGAAGATTATAAAAAAATGTACGGAAAGTATCCTATTTGGAATTTCCAGGAAAATGTGGAAGAATGGCCACAGCATATTAAATTAGCTTATAAAGAACAAGTTAGTAATCGTTAAATTTCAGTAAAATCTACAAAATTAATTATATATACTTAAAAATAACATAATAACTATATGTAATGCCAAAGATATTATCAATAACTATACCTGATAATGAAATTGTACCGGAAATAATGTCAACATTCTCTCTAGAAGAGAATTTTTTAATGTTAAAAATAGGTAGTGAATGTTTAAAAGAAGGTAGAAATGCGGCCATTGGACTTTCCCAGAAAGAGATTTATCAAAAAATAAAGGATGAAAACAGGGAGGAAGTTGAGCGTTTAGAGTTGGATATTATTATTCAAAAAGAAATAACCAAAAAAATGGAAGAAAAAATAGCAAAAATGTATGAAGGCCAAGTAGAAAAGCTTGAAAAACAAATAGAATTTCTCTCTATTCAACTAAATGAACATAAAAATAATAGCACATTCCTTGTTGATAAAGAGGTTGAAAAGGTAAAAGAGAAATATGATTTATTATTACAAGAAAAGGATAGACAAAATCAATTAAATAGGGAAGTATTTGATAAAGCTGAAAAAATGGTAAATAAAAATGTGGCAAAATCGTCAATATCACTTGGAGATGATGGTGAAAACATTTTTGAGAATTTATCAGAAACCTTTAAAGATTTTTCGGGTTATAAAATTGAAAATAAAGCAAAACAAGGTCATAAAGGTGATTTTCATTTATTTTTTGATGAATTTAATGTTCTTGTAGATTCAAAAAATTATTCGAGTGCTGTCCAAAAAAAAGAAGTTATTAAAATAGAATCAGATTTAATAGTAAATGACAACATGAATTATGCATGGATGGTATCATTAAATTCAAATATATCCGGATATGATAGATTTCCAATAACAAGTAAATGGATTACAACCGATTCAGGTGTAAAATGTATATTATTTATTAATAATTTACTTAATAACAAAGAACCACAAAACACATTACGCCAAGCCTGGACAATGTGTAGTGATTTTATTAAACTTACAAAAAAAGTTCATAAAGAAGACGGAGAATTAGAAAAATATAGAGAGAAAGACTTATTATATAAAAAACAAATTAATAATTTACAAGATAGAACATCTGAAATGAAAAGACATATAAATGGTACTTCGAATGTTTTAAAAAATATGGAAAATGACTTATTAGATATGTTAACAATAGCATCAGATGAAATAATAAATGATAAATTTGCTTTAAATAATAAAATAAATGAATGGTGGAATATGAATATAGAGTATACTGCGGATGGAAATAAATTGACTTCAACTGAGATTTGGAATAGATTCAAGAGAGATAATAAAGAATATGTATTAGAAAACAAAATAACCATTGAACAATTCAAAGATAGTATTACAAGTATAGCAGATAGCTCTACTTATACAGAAAAAACCAAGAAAAGTTCAATTGAATTCACAGGTTTTAAGTTTAAAGAAATTGTAATTGAAAATATTATTGTGGAAAAACTAGAAGTACCAAAAAAAGTTAAAAAGGAAAAAAAATCAAACTACTATTTTAGTGAAGAAGAAGATACAAAGATATTGAAAGATTATGAAGATGAATTAAATGATATTATGAAAATAAGTTCAAATAATGATGTTAGACCATGGGAGGTTGTCTCTCTATTGGTCCGCTATAAGATAATAAATAGAAGAGCTGAAGCCAGAGGATATGATATATATAAGGAGACGGATGAATACAAAGAAAATGCAAACAAATAGTTGCCTTTTCTTTTTGCAGCATTTCGCGTGTCTAATATTTAGGAAACATTGGGATGGGACCCAATTAGCAAAGCCGTGGTTTTGCGTTTCCTAAATATTAATTTCCAAAAAAAATTTTTTTTTGCCTAAAGTCAATTTATCATCACATTTTATTTGAATTTGAAAATAATTTGTGATCTAAATTTGGTGGCTAAATTGTGCCGATTTTTTGTATTTGTAATATTTTGTTATCATAATACGTAACATAATATTAATTATAAATTATATTGTTACTGAAATATGCTGTAA